TAAAGTAGTAGATGTAGATCATAAGGAGATAAAAGATGGCGAATAAGAAAAAGATCATAGGTCAAGGAAAAGAAATGCCTTACGATTTTTGGAACTATAGAGTTAATCCAATATTAGGATATTATGTTAAACCAGAAGTAAAACCTAGAAAATGGCAAACAAAATAGATTTAAACCCAAAGTACCAAACCTTGTTTAATACCGATAGCAGATACTTTGTTATCACAGGAGGTCGAGGCTCTGGGAAATCTTTTGCCGTTAATACATTTTTAGTTCTACTTACTTACGAAGAAAACACCAAAACATTATTCACTCGTTACACCATGAGTTCAGCGTCTATGAGTATTATCCCAGAGTTTAGGGAGAAGCTAGAGCTGATGGGAATAGAGAATCAGTTTGAAATAACCAAGACTGAAATAACCAATAAACTCAATGGGAGCTCCATATACTTTAGTGGGATAAAAACTGCATCTGGAGACCAGACCGCAAAGCTAAAGTCTATACAAGGTATAAACACCTTCGTATTGGACGAAGCAGAGGAGCTAATGGACGAACTATCTTTTGATAAGATAGACTACTCCATCCGTAGTAAAACCTCTAAAAACCGCTGTATATTGATTCTGAACCCTACTACAAAAGAACATTGGATATACCAGAGGTTCTTCCAGAATAGATCTATACCAGATGGATTCAATGGGACTAGAGAAGGAGTAACCTACATCCATACAACCTACCTAGACAACCTTAATCATTTAAGTAATTCCTTTGTGAATCAAATAGACCGTATGAAGGAACGTAGACCAGAGAAGTATCAACATCAGATACTAGGAGGATGGCTACAACGAGCAGAGGGTGTGATATTCAAACATTGGCAGATCGGTGAGTTCAATAGGGATATAGATTCAATATACGGTCTTGACTTTGGATTCTCCAATGATCCTACTGCACTTGTAGAAATCGCAGTTGACAAAGAAAGGAAAATTATTTGGTTAAAAGAACATTTATACAAAAAAGGTTTAGTTACCTCCCAGATATATGATTACTGTGTGAGGATTGCAGGTAGAAATTTAATAGTATCGGATAATTCTGAACCACGTCTATTGTCCGAAATGAAGATGAAAACTCCTCCACTTAATATTACTCCAACAATAAAAGCAAAAGGTTCTATTGTTACTGGTATATCGTTAATGCAAGATTACAATATAAATATAGAAGGAGAAAACCTTATTAAAGAATTCAATAATTACGTCTGGGCAGTTAACGGTGTAAAGCCGATTGATTCCTACAACCACCTTATAGACGCTAGTCGTTACGGAATTCAATACTTACTTACTAGATCAGTTCCTAAAGGGATGTATATAGTAAGATAATTTTTGTATATTAGTAAACTCTTATGAGCTTTTTTCATTGATTTGGGAAGGGAGTAGCAGAAATGTTACTCTCTTTTTTTTATATTTTATTTGGCAGTTCTAAAAAAAGTATATATATTTGAACAAACATTAACAATTAATAATTATGGAACAAACAGAATTTCAAAAAGTATTAGAGATCTACAAAGACCTCTCACTTAACCAGATGGAGCACCTGCTCAACCTTATGAGTAAGCACATTGACATACCACACTATCACGATGGAGTCGTTAGATCCTTTGAAGTAGAAAGTGTATGTTTGAATGGAGCTACCTTACAAATCAACACAGATGTATTTGCTAACCATTGTATGAACCTAAATAAAAACAACGATGAATAAAAGAGAGAAAGTTTACAACGCAATCAAATCAGCTAACGGTTTAATATTTAGTATTGAGTTCGTCAAAGCTGACAACACCAAAAGAAAGATGGTTTGCCGTAGTGGAGTTAAGAAACACATTAATCCAAACGGTAAGAGGATAAAAACCTCCCATCCATTAGAAATAGGGAAGATGAGAGTATTCGACCTAGAAAAGAATCAGTATAGATTCATTAACCTAGACAATGCATTTAGAATTACAATCAACGGTAAAAGCTACGAGATATGATAATAGATGTTAGAAGTGAAGGTAGTGTATATATTACTATAGGTGATTATACATATTATATTGATGACTCCACAGGAGAACGCATTATGAATAGTTGGAAAACTGAAGAAGAATAATTATGGTACATCTATCTAATAAATTAAGGAACATAAATATAAAAGTATCCAGAGACGAACTAGAGATTATTCAGGATCTAATCGCTCAAAGAATTGGGGAGGATAAAGTTTACAATATCTTTGATGAGGAGCTCTATGAACTGATGCATTCATTAGATTCTCAATTAATTTAAATTCAATAGGGGTAGCAATTCAATACCCCTTTGTGAATTCAATACCCATAAATTCAATAGGGTACGAAGGGCTGCGAAGCCCTTTTTTTATTGGGCTTACGTTTATTTAGACTAAATATAAATTAACAAGTTTTCAACAAAATATTTTTTTAGACTGGTCAAATTGTGCCATATTTGCAATGAGCAAAACGCTCAAAAGCAAATACTAATTAAAACTTAAATACAATGAAAAAAACAAAAATCCTTACATTGCTTTATTTTGCCTTTTATTTCTTTTCAATTTATATGGCAGTAACTAAAAACATTTAAGACAATGGAAAAAAAGATCATTACACTAATTGACAAAACAAGTAAATATTTAACTTATTTATATATACCTTTTTTTATATGGGTATTTATTCAAATCATTATAAACGCTTAAACAATGAATAAAAAATACAATGGCTACACAAACTACGAGACGTGGAACGTAGCACTATGGATCGACAACGACGAACGCTTGTACAAGCTTATGCAACATTGCAAAGATTATGGAGAATTTGTAAATATACTACATAAAAGGGGAGAATATCATACGGGGGACAAAATCGTTTGGTGTGACCCAAAAATAAACGTAGAAGAAATAAACAAACTAATATTTAACGACATACAATAATGAATTTATTAACTCAAAACGCTAAATTAAAAGAAACCAGCAAAAAACTAGGTATTAAAATATTCAATTTTAGTATACCAGCTTATAAAAGCGTTACAGGTGAAACAATATGCAAATACGCAAAAATTTGCGTCAAATATTGCTACGCTCAAAAAGGTAATTATACAAGGTTTCCTAAAATAGGGGAATTAATGGAGCAAAAATTTATATTAAGCAAAACCATTAATTTTGTTCCTTTAATGAATATTGAAATAAAAAAGAAAAAAGCGGGGGCGATCCGCATACATGATAGCGGAGATTTCTACAGCAAAGAATATCTAAATAAATGGGTGCAAATTGCAAAAGATAATCCAGAAGTTAATTTTTATGCATATACAAAAAGCTTACCTTATTTTAAAGGGGTAACGCTTCCCAATAATATGGACGTTATTTTCTCCGTTGGTGGTTATAGGGACAAAGATATAAATTTTAGCAAAGATCGTCACGCCCAAATTTTCAACAGTAGTGAGGAACTCGAAAAGGCAGGATATATTGACGCTTCAAAAATTGACTATTACGCTACAAAATTTTATAGCAATAACAAAAAAGTAGGTTTAATTTATCACTAATCATCATGGCGCACTTACATACATTCGAAATAACATACTTAAAAGATGGTAAAGAATTTACCAGAAACTACACAAAATTTTGTAGGTATCCGAAAAAAACAAAACTATTTAAGGAAATAAAGTACTTACTGGAAAATAATTTAATAATAGAATATAAAATATTTTAACAATGAAAGCAAAAAACGAAATACAATTCAACCATAATATAAAAAAGATAAAAGAGAAAAGAGAATTTAACCGCTGGTTAAAATTGGAACGACAGACAGAAGAACAGAATTATATAACATCTAATTTCGGAAAGGTTAATACGTTCTAAATAAATTATATTAAAACTAAATTAAAAATATAGCCCTTTTATTAGGGCTTTTTTTATTGCATTATCTTATCTAACTACTTGAAAATCATTGAAAATAAGTTTAAATAGCTGGGGCGGTCTTTACCTACACTCTCACAGAGCCATTTTAAGCCCCTTTTAAGAGCGTTTTATCAATTTTATATATATAGCCCCCACTTGATAAATTTTATCGTGTTACAGGGACTCTGACGGAAGGCAAGGCGACAAGTCTAATTAACCTAC